TCAGTCCATCCAAGGGTTTATGTACGTTTTCTTTTCTTCCTTTTTCTCTCTAGGCCATCCTTCAATAATCTTAACTTCCGAGAGCTTTTTGCCCATGATATAGCCCTGTTCTCGCAAGGTACTCAGAGCCTGCTTGATATTTTCCTGGTTGTACCCAGATTTAGTCTCCAACTCGGAAAGATCGGGCATACAGTGGTGGATATTCGAAAAATTGTACAGGATGCGCAGTACCTTCCGTTCGGTATCACTCAGCACATCAATTACCCCCCCCCCTAATAAGGAACATGCGTTCTTATTATATAGGATCATATGTTCGTTATTCAACAACAAAAAAATCCCACCCATTAAGGATGAGATTATTTGCTTTCGTTGACCAATACAAGTATATCGGCTATATCGATTTTTAAAACCTCACAAATTATACCGAGGTTATCCAGTGGAAGCCGCTGCGTTGTATTATTACACATTTCATTTATTGAGGGTTGACGTATGCCAGTTAATCGAGACAACTCCCGTTGAGAAATACCCCGTTCTTTTATCAATTCATCAAGCTTTATGTGGACTTTCAAGGGCAAAGGTACCACCTCCATTTTCATGTTAACACGATACGTTAAAAGTATCAATTTACATTTGACACGTTTTGCGTATCATGTTATATTATTTATAGGGGATACGTTAAACGTATCACCTTATGGAATGGAGGTGATTCTAACATGAAAGATTGGGTACAGCTTATCACGGCGATCATCCAGGGCATTACAGCCATCATCCTTCTACGTCGCGAAAAGCCAAAGAAAAAAGGAACCAAAAAACGTAGAGCTCGCCGCTAAACGTCAAAGTTCCTTATGGAAGGTCGGGATGCACCCCGGCCTTTCCACCCAATCTTAACATTCCGTGCAGACGAAGTAAATATAAGTAAACTGGAGGGATCGAAAATGAATGTCATTACCTGGATTGCTGTTCTGGCGGCTTTAGCACTTTCGGTCGCGGTCTTGGTTAAAGTGCTTCGGAGGAAATAAACATTGACTATTTTTCAGTGGGTGGTGTGGGCTGCTATGAAAAAGTGGCATGTACTTTTTAAAGATGAAAAAGGTAAACGTGGATGGATGCAAACGAGTGACTTGGATTTATGGGGTCATGTAGGGTCGCTTAAAGTAATTAATAAAAAACTTTGTGAAATCATAGCGATCCATCAAGTATCTGAGTGACCGGTAACTTTACACCTCCCCCGCTGCACGCCTATAATTTGAGTCAGACATAAGCAGTGGGGAGGTAAACATTTTTGGCGCTCCGTATTGGGAGGAGCCGCTTACCCGTACTCCTAGACAGTAAAGGTATGACACAAGCACAACTGGCCCAACGATTAAACCTTTCAGATTCATTTGTTTCTAAAGTGGTCCGAGGCGAAAAACGTTTATCCCTGATTAAGTCTAGGGAAGCCGCAATAATTCTCAATTGTTATATGGATGACTTGTACGAATGGATTGACATCGAAGAAGGTAAGCGGTAGTGAGCAGATTTTCGCTCACTCCTACGGAGAGCATTGTACCTATAGGTCCACATAAGTTACAATATATGTAATTTATATGAAGGTGGAACGGTATGAAAAAGAGAAAACGCGAGCCTGATGACGGCGAATGCGGAAACTTGGTCATATTTCTTTTGTTCTATGTTTACATACTCGCTTTCTTATTCATTGCGTTGAGCGGCACAGAAGGCTCCCTCGAATAATAAAAAAAGCCCCCATATGGGGGCTTTATACGTTAACGCCTGCGTTACGGGCTGAAATAACAATATTAATCCAAGTTAGCTCCGATTTGGTCAATTTACGGGTGTATGCTTTTTCGGCCCAAGTGTAGTCCGATATGACTCCCTTTCTGTACAACCCATCTAAGGAATCCCCAAGCTGCTTCCACATCCAATCATGTTCAAAAACCAATACTTCCACTTCCATATCCTCCTCTTGAATAAGGGTTACAGCCGGTCTTTTCCCGGCTTGGTATTGCTTGATTGTCAGGCCGAATGTCATTTCGAAATGGGGGTAGTCTTTAAAACCCGTCCAGTCGCCGCCCCAAGAGAATCCGAGTTGCTTCGCTTCAGTAACCACTTCCATCCAATCGGAAATTTTATCTCCATCGCTATCCATGGTCATGTCCCACGAAACATTTTTCCCATCCGGCATTAGCAAAGCAAAATCAATCGCCACGCCGAAGTTATGAAAGCTCTCTCCCGCCTTCGCGTTTGTTACCTTTGGGCCGGGTTTGCTCCGGCCCTGGCAGTATAAGGCGTCTTGTTCCTCAAATGTTCGAAGGCCCTGTGTGATGACAATAGTGACCCCTCGTTTGTAGCAATTCACGATAAGTCTCTTTGAAGCTGCGGCAACATTGGGGTGAAGACCGGCCAAACGGAATTCCGATTTTTTCAGCACATAATCAAGAGTCAGCATTCTTGCCCACACCCTTCTTTACTTGTTTCGTGAGTTGATCGCCGTATACTGCTGCTGCCGCACAAAGTACGCCTTGCAAAACGTTTGCCGGGCTGAACCCCTCTGTCCAAACTGTAAATGTAATTGCAAATACGCCGACAGCATAAGGAATCAACCAATCAGGAAAACGCGGGGTGCTTTTCAGCACATACCCAACAACCCAACAAGCAGCAACCACGACAATAAAACTTGAATCAATGAGATTAATTACAGTCTCCCAGTTCATTTGAAAATTCCTCCTTTTATTTAGGCAAATTAAAACCGCCTCGGATCAAGAACCCCATAATTGCCAGGATTATCGCTCCAATGACGGTTGTGGTAAACCAAGTGATAAATTTATCGATCTTGTCCAGCCTTTTATGTGCCGTCTTTGTACTATCCATTGCTCCTTTTGCTACATCCTCAATTTCCTCGATCTTGCGAGATGCGTCTGTAAGGATGTCAACTTTTGCAGAAATAGTTCTTAATTCCAATCTTACGTCCACCATTGTGTCATGCATTTTTTTCATGTCTTCCATTTGATGTTCTCCACCTGCCCCCATGAAAACCTATCCCTCCTTTTCTTCACCCGACTCATGTAAAGACATCTGAGCCAAAGCCTCCCCGACCCAAGTGTCTACCTGAAGCATTATCTCCTTCTGTTTTGCTGGGTGCTGATTTACGATAGCCACAATGCAACTCTTTATTTCTTCTACCGGGTCGCTCAGATCAACAAGAATTTCCAACTTGGTTTTTACTATAGCCATAGCCATGTTTGCCTCCTTAAAATAAGAAGCACTCTCTGAATAGAGAATGCTTCAAAATTTATTAACTATTTGTACTTACTGATTTCTATAGAGTAAGTGACGCTTTGCTCTTTGCCATTTAACATAAAGATTAATTCCACTGGTTTAGAGAGATCTAAATTTTTCTTGATGTCGGTAAATTGTGCTATCATAACTTTTGTGTATGCTGGATAAGGCGACTTTTCCTTCGTCAACTCTGGAACAGTGGAATTACTAGTAAGTTTTCCTTTATACGGTTGTACTATACTTTCATCTTGTTTCAGAACAGCATGAAGATTATCGAAATCTCTGATCTCGTCACCATATGTTTTAAAATAAAAAAATATCGATCCTCCAAGTAAGAGTCTATACTTAGCATCTTCAACATCGTATTTCTCGAATTTTTGTGACTTGTTATAGGAATCGCTAACTATTTCTTCATATGGAGTACTGATCATTGCTACTGGTTTATTTTTAGATAAACTTCCAAGATTGTCACTAGTCGATTCTAAGGCGTAGTTTTTTTCTATAAAGGATTTATAGGAATCTCTATTAAGAGATTTTCCTAATTCTATTGCTTCCTGAATCTCTTTATCATTCAAATGAAATATTTCAGTATCGATATCTGGGTCGGGTGTCTTTGAAACGTTCTCAGGAACAAGCTCCTGGTTAGTTGTAACAGTTTTATCTAGACACCCAATCAATGTAAAGAAAGATAAAAATAAAATAATCATCTTATTTGTCTTCCTTGATAAGAAGCTATTTCCCACTGTATTTCCAACTCCCATTCTTTTCCTTGCTACTATTCAACTTTTTTATCGCTAAGTCCCAACCACTCCTCTAAATCCTTCTTATGTTCTTCTCGTTCTTTTTCTAGATCTTCTTGCCATTTATCCCATTCTTTCTTTTCTTGCTCCCATTTTTTTAGTTTTGCAGCAGCCTCTTCATCATTAATTTGAGTTTGTTCTTGTTGCAGACTCCTGAGTTTTTCCAAATTTACTACACCTTCTCTCGCTTTTAAGATAACTTGGGAGTCTATAAAAGAAACGTCATAACCAAATAACTGCCCGGCGGATCTAACAGGAAGATAGCTTGTACCATCAACAACAAGCGCGTCTTTTTCTGATTTTTCCCCGTTAATCAAAACAGGAAATGAACCCTCGACAACCTTACCAATCATACTAGTTACTTCAGCATGCGCACCAATACCTAAGGAAAGACCCAAGCCAATAAAAATTCCAAATAAGAGATACAAGTACTTTTTCATCATGACGGCTCACCTCGTATATGATTTGAGCCTAATTATATTACATTCTCTTCTGGATAGGAATATATTGGTTACCCAACCACGTTACCGTAATCTACATTCGAGTAATTTTTACTACTAAACACCAAGTTTCCACCTTCCCTACGGGTTCCAATAAACGCTCGATCTTCAAGAAACCTTAACCTAGCTTCGAGGCCCTCAACTGCGTTAACCGATATTCCTCTCACTGTGGCTAAACTGAAATCCCAGATTTTTAGTGGGTTTGCACTATCACGACCATAAGCATCTCTGCCAAATGACAAAAGTGAAGAGCCTAAAAATTGAAATTGTATGTTGCCCAATCCGTTGTAAAATCTGAAAAGCTCCGAATTGTTATAATACATAACAAAATCACCATATGAACCGCCGATTTGTGCGTAGTTTTGTGGGCTACCTGCCTGGAAAATCCTCTGTGCCGATAAGCCATTCGTATCGATCTGATTGGCCGTGACCTTCCCCGTATAGATCCCATTCGCATCAATGTAAGTCGTGTTCGGCCGGCCAGCAACCTGATTCCACGAAATGTACGCATTAGGTCCCATAATTACGTTTTGTCCGACGATCAACGTTTCGATATTGGCCGTGGAGATAGTACCAAGCTTTGTCGTAAATTTACTGAAATCGATGGTCCGTGTATTGCCGTCGATAAGGACGTCGCCACCGTTTTTCATAATGAACCGGTTCGCCACAAGGTCCTCGGCGGTTAGTTTGCCGTTCAGGTCGGCAAAGAGCTTGTCTTTCCATCCGCCGCCGTCGTTCCCTTGAATTTTGAACCCTTCCGTTGCATTCATGATGACTCGGGTCTTATTGTCACTCCGAATGACGGATACGCCGTCTGTCGTATTGATAATAACCCCGTTGTACGGGGTGTTCTGCCCGACCTTGTTGTTCCATTCGCCCGCGCTTTTAATCAGCCCGTCTTCGATCTTTTCACCCTGTGACCCCACGACGATTTGGTTCGCTTTGAGCTGCACGAATTGTCCCAGCACGCCGACGATTACTTCGGCCACGACCCCGTTCGCCGTAATGGCCGCCCGTGGCGTCACCCCGCCGTCCGTGGTTAAATAGACCCCATTGGAGGACATGACGACTTGATTCTTAGCGTTGCTCTTATCCTCCAGGATGATTCCTCGCTGATCGTATTTAACTTCAGTTTTTGAACTATTGATGTCATAAATCGCCTGCTTGGCAAACGCCTCGAATACGGTCGTCCGCAGCTTCGCCCCGCTCGTAATGTCGTTCACGATCTGCTTCGCACGATCTAAATCGGCTATGATATCCGCGTAATCCCTTAATAGGTAATTAGCAAGCGTGACCTGGGTATGCTTGTCCCGAGCATAGGGATATTCGGTAATTTCCACGACACGGGCCGTTATATTGTTCAGTTCCATTTCTGGATCGATCAAATAAACTGGATCGCCCATATTCGGCCGCGGCTCCGAATTGTCCAGCTTGAACAAGTCGGCCGCCTCAATGGAGACTTCCACGGACGGGACCTCTTGCTCCTTCAGCGCTTTTCGCGTGGCCTCCAGCAGTTCCTTCGGGTCCTCAATGTCCTGGTTAATGAGTTCGCCGTCATAATACGTATTGGTCGTATTCGACCAGTAACCGGCATACGGGGATATCAGGTAATTGACTCGAATCTTCCCGTCTACAATAGCCCCCGGAATAGTGTTCAGCAGATTGTACTCTTCCGTCGTAAGCTCCGAGGCCGAAAGGCCGATGAAGGACAATCCGTCTTTCATCTGGGCATACAGCCGCGTTACAAGCGCCCTTGTGCTGTCCTTAAAGGTATTGCTGACGATGTTCTTTTTAAACCGGTACTGCATGCCGGTATCCGTGCCGATCTTCTTTTTCAGGTGAATCGTAAAGTTGTTCGGCTCCACTTCCGCCTCAAAGGTCTTGACGACTTGATTAAGAGCTTGCAGTGCATTTCCCCGCCCAAAATCCTTGATATCCTTCTTGTCGAATTGGTCGTCTATCGAGAAGAGAAACTTCCCGCCGGTGGCCGCCGTAATCGCATTGGTCAGCGTCAAGATATTCGTCCCGAAAGCCTCTTCGATGTAGCCGGTATACGGCATCTTGAAATCGGATAGCTTGAACATAATATGGCTGCACTCAATCAAGGCGGTCAGCTTCCGGCCGTCCCGGACCCGTTTCCGGTCATTGATGACATAGTACTGGCCCCGTTCGTCTTGCACATGGCCTTTATGCCGGACTTTTTCTCGATAATTCGGGGAGGTCATGGGAAGCAAAAAAGACAGCTCATAATCTGAATTGAGCCGCCTTTTCCGTTCCACATCGCTCGCGTCTGGCAATACGCCGACCGGGGTTAAATTTTGGTCAAATACCTTCAGCATGGATAATCACTCCTTCAATTCTGGAGGACTGGTCTGGTCCGGCGTCGCCTCTTCATTTCCTTCCGGAAAGAGGGCTGCGGTCTCCTCGTATTCCTGCTGATTAATCCAACCGCTTTCAAGAGCAGCTTGCAAATGAGACAGTTCGTAGGTTTCGGCAAAGTATTCTTTAACCGGCTCCCGGTATTCCTCTCGGATGCCCTTGCAGCCGTCTCTCGGGGTAAACCGGTCTGTTCCGTACACAAAGATGCTCCGGCAATAGGTGTTACGCAAAAAACTGAGTACTGCCATGTTATCCCTCCTGTGTTAACAATTCGATTAGTTCTTGGAAGTCCGCGTTCATTCTGGCCTGCTGCGTTTTCTGCTCCTCCTGTACTTTCATGGAAAATTCCATATACTCTTGAAGGTCGGCATTCGCCCGAGCAGCGGAAGCTTTCAGGCTGGCGTTTTCTGTTTCAAGTTGGCTAACCCGATCTTGCAGGGTTACCGGCTGCGGTGGGTTTTTGAGTTTTTCGATCTCTTCCGCACTTAATGCCTCCGTCCATGCCTCGGCCTCGAAATCCCACTTCGGCGTAAACAATCCGGGCGGTATCGATACCGCGATTTGATAGCCGGTAATGACCGATTCCGGCACTTCTTCCTCGTTGTCTTCCTCCGGCGATCCGTAAATAGGAAAGACGCCTGTCACGTCATCAGCGACAAGCGTCGTTTCTTGGAACACCCCCAGGGCGTCCGTTATGATTGCTTCTTTCATAGGTTGCCTCCTTAAAATGTCGGGAAGGATATTCCGTCCAGGAACAAACCTGCGTTACCGATGTTGTGATAGATGGTAACTTTACCGTCCTCAGAAATAGCCAACGTCCCGTAAACCGCGTTCGTGCCGTTATCAGATTTCAACGTATACTGTCCGTAGCTCTTTGCTCGATATTCTGGCGGCAGTACAAACAGCACAGTTCCGGCAGCAACCGCGCCACTTTTCGTACTACCCTTTAGATGCACAAAACCGAAACCATCCCGCATATATGCAGGAGAAACCACGTTTACCACCCATCCATTTAGCAAAGTTGCCGTTATCCATTGGGCTTGTGCTTTATTAGGTGATGATCGCTCCAACATGCTCAACCGTGTTTCTACATCCGCTTGCGTCTGTGCCAACGTGTCTACAACCTTTTTAAGGTTGGTATCAGTGCTGGCCGTAATGCTGGATAAAGGTGCGGATATCGGGTCCAGTGCTAGATACGTCACTTCATAGACGGCTGTCGGGTCGAATTTTTGTGCCTCAATAACAGGTTTTTCGAGTCCATAAGATGACAGATTATTAAAACTCCATTGCTTATCTTGGCGTCTATTTCGGTAAATAGACCACACTTTGCGCACCCGATTTTTAAAAAGAGTGGAGCTATTTCCCAAATCATTGCTCGTATAGTAATTACCGCTGGACGCTGAAGTCATATGTTCTCGAACGAATAATCCGACGCCCGTTTCAATATGATTCAGCCCTTCGTGCAGGGTGATGCTACCCTCTGGGATGATCTCAGTCTCAGCCGGTTGTGCGAGTTGGAAAGCGATACGGTAAGGTGTATAATTCGGTGCTTGCGTTGTCGGTAACGTAATGCCTGCTTCCTGATATCCAGCCGATGTTCGATAAGCCCATGCCTTAGTTCCTGTTCCATTATAGTCAACATTACCAGGTCCTCCGGCTAGGTACATTTTATAGCCTAAGAAATACGCCTTTACCTCGTCGGCCGTCGGCGTATAACTATCCCCCCAGCCGCTGTCCGCATTTGGGATTGTAATATATAGGGTTGCCGTTTCATTAAAATCGAAATAATTGGCCCCTGTACTTGCCCCCGGGCTGTACTTTAAAAGTGTACCGTCATACCGGACACCAAAAGCATTCAGCGGTCGAATCCCCGTATCTTTGAAGCCCCCGATATCTACTTCCTTGAATCCACTTAAATTAAAGACATTAACGGTGCCGAAATCTTTGGGGTCGATTGCCTTTTCGGTAAAGCATGATCTCTTCCAATACTTTCCGTCTCGTTGCGTTATCTCATCCGATACGCTTCCATCCATATTTGCCGCCAATTTCAAATCTGGGAAGAAGAGATAATCGTCTTCACGAGGTTTGAATGGTTTCGATACATCACCCAGGGCAATGACAGGATTCGAGTAGATCACGTTCCCACTGACTGGATCTAAATTCACATCGACGGGCTTCATCACGAATTCGATTAATGCAGCTTTTGCAGGTGCAACGCTTGTACCTCTAAGCATAGCAGTGAGCCGAATTTTATTTGCATCCGTGTAGTAATAATAGGGACTTGCATTCGCGGGTTCCGCTGTGACCGTTGCCGTGTACTGTTGCCCTGGAACGACAGGTACAAAAAACTCTACATACACATTTTCAGAAGCATTGTACTGCATCGTTGTGCTATAAGGTCCTGTTATGCTGGATCGAGTTGGCACAGGTACGATCCACGAGTCCGAGGCAGGAACTAAATTTTCCCCCAGCCGAATCACGTATGGGTTTGTGGTATGCTGAACAGCATCGACGTAGGGATACTTCGCGTCAATATCTTCTGTTGTCATGCCGCTAATTGCGTCATATTCGGCTTTGGAAAGCTCATACACCCTTACCTCGTCGGCGTATCCATACTGCCCAGCTGCTCCGTTTACCGACACGTTGATACCTGTACTTGTTGTCGATACTCCTGTAAATGCCTTATATGCAAACGTAAAGGCGGAAGTCGATGTGGCCGTATTGGTTGCCGTCGCTGCGCCCTGGCCGGAAACCGACAAGTTCATGTAATTGGCGTTACCGTTTTTAAGCCACCCAGCAAGTAGATAATATTTCGATGCCACAAAGCTGACTGGGTTCGCCGTGATTGCGGACCCAGTGGTGAAGCCGCTGGATAAGATGACTTTAAGGGACGATTTTCCTGATACGTAATTTGTCGTATCCAGCGCATGTGACGTCTGGTAATCGATCCATCGGCTCGCATCCTCGCAGTTCCCATCACGTCCTACAAGATTGACAAGAGTCCGGCCTTTAAATCTGTCCAGTTTAAGTCTGGAAGTCCGGTCTGCTGTTACAACTTGGACCGGCTTATTCAAGGTAATGGATTTGCTTGTCGAAGTAGCAAGATCCTTCTGGATGTTATCTAGGGCCAGCTTATCCGCGCCGCTCATCAATCCCGAGGACCCACCCGAAACGGCATTCGGGATGACGTCACTTCCCCCAGTCACATGATTGGCTCCATGAATAGAAGAGGCAAAGTCCGTGCTTCGACGACCGTTCAACATTTCTGCATTCAAGTTCACTTGTAGCGTGCCGTCCCGCTTAACTGATTCGTTGATGACTTCTGGTGAGTTTTCGAAAAACTTCACATAGTACGCTTCGCCACCTGCTGCCGCCTTTATTAGTGTGAAGCTCGTTTCGCTGGATTCAGTGTAATCCGCTTCCGGCACAAGCTCATAGGTCCCAGTAGTGACATATTTTTTATAGACCGTGATGGCGTTAGTATTCGTTTCATACCGGCCGACGGTGATGTCAAAGACGGTTTGTCCGGGGAGGGCGGTGAATTCCTGATCTCGGATGACGGCCCCTTTCCCGGAGATATCAACCCATCCCAGTGTCGCCCCTTTATAGATGTACATCGCCTTTTTGCCCGTATGATACCAAAGCTGTCCTTCAACCGGTTGTGCCGGTTCTACAGCAGCCCGGTGTACGACCAGATTCTTCGCCTCCCGGCTGGAGAAATCCAGGTCGCCGGTCAATTTACCGTTCTGCTGGATCTTCCCGGCCATTTGAACGTCGATTTCATCCTTGCGATAATACCGGGCATCACCGCGGGCATCGTTATGGTACTGCTTATGGTCGTCGTTCGATAGATTGGTCAGGGAACTATGAGACGTAAGGCCGTTTCCCATCGCCCCGATAGGCCGCCATTTATTAGCTCCGGCCGTATCTGCATCCCACTCGTACACGGTTTCATCAGCCAGTACAAGGCGTATATCTCCATCTGTATTCCCCACAAGCAGCGCGTCAAGCGTCGCCTTGTCCTTTACCGGGGATTTCCACCGGGCATCCGCGAAATTCGGTTTGTCCGTAATGTTCTCCCAATGAATCAATGACCCACCGGAAGTCTGCATGTTGACCTTGGTATAATACCGGGCGTCGTGGTCGCCACTTGCTTTATGTGTGTTCAGCGCGGTTAGCGCCGCCGAAGACACCGCGGCATCCTTGGCGTCGGCCTCGGCCTTCGTGTACCGGTTATCGATGGCCGCCGTATTGCTTTGAATTCGGCCGTCAAGGGCCGTGAATTCGTTGGCGATGTCCTGGAAGTTGTCGTTATGCCGCTTCAGGTTGGCGAAATCCAGGAATTTCTCAATAATTCGTGGAATAAAGGCCATTACTACGCTCCTTTCTAATACAAATATTTGTGCCTGAATATGACCTCCACCTTAAAGTCCGGGTTCGTTGCCGTCGAAATAAACGTCGTCGCCCCGGGTGGAATCGTAAAAAAAACGCCGTTGCTCTTGGCGTAGGCGTTAATCCCATTCTTTTTTACCGTGTAGTGGTGGCCGTCGATCTCGTATACATCGCTGGCCGTACAAGTGTCGGTGATGGTCAGTACATTGTGGCCGTCGGAAAGCGATAAATTAGTGAAGGCCCCCGATATACGTATTGTCGGGGCAGCATCGACATTGCCGGTATTTCGGATCGTAAAAGACTGGCTGCTGGAAGATATCTGCACCGAATAGTCGCTATACTCGTAAAGCTGGCCGTACTCCAGCCCTTGTCCGTATTCCTTCGCTTTGGTATCGTACAAGCTCTGCACGTACGGATCGTCCATCTTCAAGGGAATGGTGACGTTTCCGTCGAACAGCAGCTTCTCGATTTCCATCGATCCGGCATACCGGGCCATGTATCTTCGCCCCGGGAGGTCGCTGAAGGTAATCTCCAATTCTCCCCGCTTGGCGTTAAACAACCCGGCGATGTTGGCAATCTTGGCGTGGTAGTCTAATGTCGGATCGTTTGCCATAACGACGCATTCCAGTTCAAAGGTGCGCGCTTGGTATGAGCTGCCGAAATTGATTTCCCCGTCCCGGCCAGCGATTTCAAGCGTGTAGTCATTGGTCGGTGGCAGAACGGGGATGTTATGCCGGATGAGTCCGAGTCCTATGTCGGAAAATTTAACTCCGTTCACGGTTGCATCGATCATACGGTTTTCACCCCTCCCCGCGATTGAAAGCGCCGCACCATAACGTCCCGCTCCCGCCAGTAGGATTTGATATCTGCCTCATCGGACAAATTAACATCCCCCGAGTTGATTTCATAGTTGTATGTGATTTTCTGAATGATCTCCGCAGGCTTGGAGTAGGTGGAGGTGTCATATTGAATCTTGGGCATCCCCATATTCAGCAGCCGGAACAAATTCCCCTGCTGGGCAGGGTTCAAAATCAGTTCGTCGGCATGCGCTACGACTCGCACGGCGTCCCCAGGTTTCCCCCGCACGATTCCGCCTTCGCTGAAGTGCTGGAGCTTGCCCGTGTCTTCTTCGATGCCGTACTTCCAGCGCAAATGCTGATTCTCGTCATGTACCCGCGCTTTCTCCGCATCATCCCCGGCATACCACTTGTCGATATTGCTGTTGTAGGTGCGAAGATCCCTTTCCCGCTCGGTTTCCCCGCCGTCAGCCGGTGCATACCCGGCGATGGTCGTCATCTTGGATTTATACGAATCGATAAATGCGTCGAGCTGCTTTAAAATCTCCGCGTTCTTCTCGCTTTCCTTCAGAATTTGGAGTTGCTTCAGCGCTTCGGCGCGACCTTCAACGTCGTTCTTGAATTGGTCGAAGACGTTCAGCAGGGAATCATAATGGGTTTCGACGGCCTGTTTTTTCTCGTCGAATTCCTTTTCCTTCGCCGTCTTCTCTTCCTGGTACTGTTCTTTGAGAGATTCCAGGCCACGCTTGCGGAGCTTGCGCCGGTGTTCTTCCTCCATCTTCTCGATTTCAACGAGCAAATCACGGCGTTCCTTCTTGCCTTCCGGCCCGACCGCATCTTCAAGCAGCTTGGCCCGAGCCTTCTTCTTCGCAAGCTCCGCTTCATAGTCATCATCTTCGTTGGACTCATCTTCAAGCTGGATGAGCTTTTCAAGCGCCTTGATTTTTGCGTCCTGCGCGTCAACGTACTGATCCCGAGCCGTTTTGATTGCATCAAGTTCGGCTTTCTTCAGGTCATTCAGAAGCTTTTTCTGCGTCTTGAAGGATTCTTCGACGCTCTTTTCTTCTTTGGTTGCCTTGTCCTTCAGACGGGATTCTTCTTCCTGCATGAGTGCCTTCTTCGCCGCATAAACCTGCTCGTCCGCCCGCTTGCGCTGTTCGGTTCCTTCCAGATACCGGGCTTGCACCCGCTTCCAGGCGGCAAGCTCCCCTTCGGCCGCCAGCTCCCCGATAGCTTTTTGGTGGGAAATCCACTTTTCCGAGAATTCGAAGGAGTCTTGGATCTGCTGCTCTTTTACCTCTTTGATGGCCTTGGCATCGTTCCACCACGCAATGGAGTTCGCATCAATTTCTTTTGTGAGGGACGCAATGCGCGTCGTCACATCTTCTGAAAACCGGTTATACTCGTCGAGCGTGATGGTTCCATTCTTGTACAGCCGGTTCAGTTCCGCCTGCTTCCCTTGCAGTTCTCCAAGCGAGGCCCGCAAGCTCTCGTTGGAAACGTGGAGCTGCTTTTGTCGGTTATCGAACAGTTCGATCCGCTGGGCATAATCATCGATCACACCAGACATCGCGCCGCGTTTCGCGTTGTAGAAATCAATCACGGAATCCGCGGAATCAACAACCATTTTTGCCTCTTTGATGTCCTTATCAATGGCGTCGAGTGGGAATTTATACGGTTCCCGCTGTTTCGGTGCCTTCGGTGCCTTCGGCTGTTTCCCCGCGGAGAAACCCTTCGCCTTCGTTGATACCCCTTCACCGGCGCGGAAAATGTCTTCATCAATGCCGTATAGGTCTTCTTCGCTAAGAGAGCCTTTATACTTGTCCCGGATCGCTTTGAGCTGCTTCGCCTGGTCGGCCGCGCTGACGTAGCCTTCCTTCTTCATGTTGACCAAATGCCGATATTTATTCATTTCGGCTTGGAAAGATTTCTTTTGGTCCTCCGTGGAATCGTTACGCTCGCCCTTCCCACTCATGCCGGATAATGGATCAAGTGACTTGCTCGCATTATCAACAAGCTTGCCGCTTAACTCGTTTAATCGTGCATTTCCTTCGTTGATTGTGTCCTGCAACTTGTTGTATTCATTCTGTTTTTCACCAAGCAGGCGTTCCGTGTAGGTTTCCGGCACGCTTAGACCAAAGAAGCCAAACACACTTTTTTTGATACTGGACACACCGGAGGAATTTTGCATATTCGCCCGCGCCTGTAGGACCTTCATTTCTTCGCCCATAGCAGCCATACGTTTTTTCGCTTCGGCAATCCGTGTTTGCGTTTCCTGCTGATCCTTACGGATCATCTCATTGGACGCGGCTATCATCACCTGACGCTTCGATTCGATGGCCTCTTTTTCCGCTTGGATCGCTTCCTTGGTGTAGCCCGCTGTCTTTAAGCGTTGAAGACCTTCTTCCCCGATGACGGCGGTAATGGCCTGCTCCGTTTTACTAAGTTGATTTGTGATGTTGTTCTTTTGCTCTTCCGTGAGGCTTTGATTTTTGAGCGCTTGCGTGAGTTGGTTTCTGACGTCAATCGCTTTGGTCAGGAATTCGGATTGCCGTTCGGTTTGGTTTATCATCTGCTCTTGAACCGCGATTTTCTTTTCCATTTCCTCGCGTTGGTTTCGCTCTGCCTTCTCCGCCGCGCCCAGATTAAAGACGTATAGGGAGATAACACCTACAAGCAGCGTCAAGCCTCCGGTGGCAAGCGCCGTCATCCTGGCGGCCTGCGCCATTGCCGCAGTTTGTGCATAAATCGCAGTGGTTTCGGCATTGGTTGCCATGATGCTAATCGACTTTGCCGCGGACAAAGCCCTCTCGGCGGCCACCCAAGACATGATCGGTTGATAAATGGCTTTATACGCCACGACAAGCCCGGCCAGCGCCGCGGTGCCTTGGTAGACCTCCTTCGGAACTTTCGTCAGTCCGATCAAGAGTTGGTCCAGGACATCGAGCGCATTTTTAATGGTCGTGCGGAGTCCGTCTTCCCCCGCTTGATTAAAGATCGCCAGCAGGGACGTTTTTGTCTGCTTGGCCTTCCGCTCGATGGTATCCATTTGGACCTTTAAATACTCCATGGTACTGCCGGTCGAGTTGATCGAAGCCGACTGCCCAAGCAAGATATCCCCCACGTTAAGGGATGCGGCAAGTTTCGCGAATTGATAGACGCCTCGGGAAATATCCGCGTAAGACTTCGTGAGGTCATAGTTTTTGTCGATGACTTTCACGGACAGATCCAGCAAGATATCTTCCGCTTTTCGCCATTGTTCGACACCATTAACGACCTCCTTTGTTCTGACATCCAATTCTTCAAGCTCCTTGACGGCCTTGTCCGTCCGAATGGTCCCGAGTACGGTTTTCCACATATTCCCCAAGTTTTCCCCAGACAGGGCCGTATTACGAATACCGGCTGAAATCAGGCCGTTCATAAAGTCGAAAGAGACACCTGTTTCGGATGCAATCTTACCGGTCCGCTCGAAGGCCGCTCCAAGATCCCGCGCCGGGGCCATGGTATCGTGCGCCACCTTGGACCAACTATCCAGCACCCGGTTTCCGATCACCATCGCGTCATTGGCGTTGCCGATATGGACGGCATACTGCGCCATGACGGCCTCCATCATCTTCGTGGAGTCGGAAAGAGCCACCATATCTACCGTGGAGAGCTTGGTGGACTGCCGGACCATTTCCTGCACAACGTTTACGTCTTTGTACATTCGGCCCCATAGCCGCGCCGATTCCGTTACGTCGTTAATGTCGGCCCCCAGGTCATGCGCCGTCTGGATGAACTTGGTGGTTTCTTCGTTTAACCGCTGGGTGTTCATCACCATTTCGCCGGTCGATTTGTTGAAGGAGACAAAATAATGTTCGTTGGTCTGCACGTAACCGGCCATGTTCGACTCGATCTTAACGAGGCCGTCATGGATCGCCTGTTGCGTCGCATGGATCGCGGCGTAAATACCCTGGTAGACGGTCGCATGAAGCGCCGCCTGCTGCAACCGTTCACCCAGATTGGAGGCAATCGAAGGACCTGCCACCATCTGGCCGGTCTGCTGGGAAATTTGGTTCATCCGCTGGGCATGCCGCTCCGCTTCGCGCTCTTCCCGAGCGTTGCTTTGTTGGATTTGCTGTAATTTCTGGTCAAGCTTGGCCTGGGCAAGTGCCTCCTGGCTGCTCGCGGATTGGGACTTGCTCTGAAGCGTCTGCATCCGCTGAAGGTGTTCCCGCTCCTGCTGCTCAATCGCTTGATTCCGTTTTTTGACGATTGCTTCTTGTGTGGCGAGCTTGGCCTCAACGACTTGATTTGTCGCTTCCAGTGATTCCTTTTTGGCCCGCAAAAGCTCCGCTTGCGCGGTCCGCTGTTCAACGAGCGCTCTGGATTCATCCAGAATCTTTTTCCGCCGCTCTTCAGCCGACAAAGCTGACTTATCCATGGCTTTCGCCAGATCGCCATACACCCGCTCCGTCTGGGCGATTTCGTTATTCAGCAGCCGGAAAGATTCGGCGTTTTTCTTGGCGCCTCCGTCGATGACCTGAAAGGCTGGCAGTAGCTTCGAGGTGTCCAGTTTCAGCCTTGCGCCGACGACATCCTTCTCGTTCATTGCCATTTCAAATATTCACCCCCTTGCTTGTTTATCTGAATATCCCAAGATCCGAGAGGAATTTGGCTTTCTTGGCCTTTTTCTTCTTAATCTCCCCACCATGGAGAACGACTTCAAACTCATGTTGTTTGTCACGAACCTTCATTAGCGCTCGTATTTTCGGGATAGTCATATTCGGCCACTCTGCATCCGATATCCCGATGCTGACACAAAGCGCCCAAAGCTCCAGCCAGTCCGTTTGTCCGGCTGTCTCTGCTTCATCCTCGGGTTCGTCCTCTCCGTTTGGGTCAGGGGGAAATGACTCTTTAAAGAAATCGACTCAGCAGCCCGTCCAGTTCAGCAAGGCCGTTTTCGTCGATTTGCTCGTACTCGTCGTCGGTGAGACCTTCAACGACCAACAGTTGAAAAATTTCCTTGTACCGGGCTTCCTCTGCGTCGAAATCGGTCTTTACGCCGTCTTTCTCCACCACGCCCCGGCCGATGCAGTACATAAATTGATAGCGAATTTCCTTGGTCATCGAGCGAACTTGCCGAATGAGTTTAATCGTTCCGATTTTCAAGTGCTTCGTGCATCCCTCATAAAGCTTGATTTCAGGACCGATGTTCATGGATTCGTTCATGTTCAGTTCAGGCATAACCATTCTCCTTTTATAAAAGCCCCCTGTTATACAGGAGGCTTCGCGTTTTATTTTTAGATACCGAAAATCAGTTCAGCAGCGTAACCTTCCGGATTGTCCGGCGTAATATCCGGGTCCATAATTTCAAGCGTTACGGTATTTGTCGTCGGCTTCTTCCGCTCTTGGGAGGCATCGAGTGTGCCGCCCCCAAGCGCCTTATAGATCGTGAGTTGGCACGGTACGGACTTGCCGGTCTTGTCATCCGTCAATTCGAACCGATGCACGAACTTGATTGGTACCGGACGGCGCTTTCCACTGAAGCCGCTGCGCGTACCATCGGTTTTGGACCACTTATAGGTCACCATGATATTTTTATTGTCGTTTGCCGCGTCGGATGTAATCTTACCGGTAGCATCGATTGCATATTGCAACGCGGTCGGGGCCGACGCCGCCCGGGTTAATTCTGTGAGCTTCCCGTTTGCGTCTTTAAGATACACGGCATCGCTCCCCGGAACGAAGGTGCCGCCGAACTTGGTTGGGGCCTTGACTGTATACCCGTTGGTCGAATCGAGAATGCCTTCTTCATTCTCGTCGAACTTCACTTCGCCGGTGATCGTATCCGCGCCTTGGGAGATTTCCGCCAGGATGGTCGAATAGCGTGGGACTTCGAAGCTCACCTTGTCCTGCAAATCCTTCGCGGTGTAGTGAAACGCATAACCGGAGTCGCCGCCCATCACCCGGTCCCAATCGGTTTGAAATTGCATGGTCACCTTGCTGATTTTACCTTCGACGTATTTCAGCTTTCCGTCCAGGCCATAGGTTTGAATCGTCCCTACGCCGTCAAAAACTAATGGTTGCATCGATTTTCCTCCTTAATTTTTCGTGCTATTTTTGATCCGCCATAGGTCGGCGTCGATTTCTTCAATTCGCCGGTACTGCTCGGATTGCACAAAATCCGGCAGGGCCTTCACTTCGTTCCAAAGCCGCTGTTTCTCCGCGACTAGAATGTCCCATTCGGTTTCTTTTTGCCCGGCTCGTGCCATAGGCCCCCTCCTTTCAGTTCATTCGGATGTAATCGACGTCATAAATGACTTGATATCCCTTAACGCCTGTAATGCCGGTCGCAAAGTCGATCTCGTATGCAAGGACACAAAGAAAAGACCGAAATCCCGATTTCATGATCTGCCGATCATGCAGCAGATGAAACAATCGGGACCCGATCTGTCTGGCCTGTGCGGCCGTCTTTGCATAGATGTCCACGCAAAATTTCCCTTCATACACCAGGGGATTCATTGAGAACCGGCCCGGCTTATCGAACACGCACAAATGCGGCACGGTATCTTTGCTGATCGTAATTTCCGGCTCCATCCCAACGGTCAATTTGGGTAGCCATTGCGCCGGTGTTGCGTTTGGCATGACCCCGAGAAGGCCCTTCAATTCGTCGTCGCTCTTCAGCGTGCCGGTTATGGCATCCGTCAGTTCAACGCTCATAGACTCACCCCATTTCGAAATACTTGTGATAGGGGAAGCCTTCAATGACTTCTTGCAGCCCTTGCAGAATCCGGTTTCGGTTTGCTTGCAAGGCGGCGCGGAGGAAGTAACTCGGCGGTGTCGGCCCGTAAGATGAATCGATGTCGCCCCGCGCCGCCAACTCCTCCAGGTCAACCCCGGCGTATGAACCGCCGGATAACCGAACAGTTCCGTCAATGCTTCGGTAATTCCCCTTCTTCCGGCCGACCACTACCCGGCTTCCGCTCGGCCGGAGCCGGTTCCATAGGTCCGAGTTCATGTAGCTCGTTAATCCCGGGTTCTCGGATGACCCGGCCATTTTGGACCCCTTCCCGAACTGCTCCAACCATGCCTGCCAGTAATCCACCGTCACTTCCCCGGCTATCATTTCATGGGCCAGGACGAATATTTGCCGCTCCAGGTGATTCCGCACCTCGGGATAATACCGGACATTCGATTTCGCCGTTTGAAGGACAAGCCCGCACAGTCCGGCGATTTGCACTGATAACGCGGTTTCCATGTCTCGGCTGGCCTTTTCTGCGTTGAATCCCTTGTACCCGTCTGTCATCGCACGTCCTCCGATAACTGGACATGCAGCAGGCCGGGAACCTTGATGTCGTCCACCGCGTCCACCTGATAACCCCGGCCGTTCAGCAGGACCCGGTCTGGTGATGTGAGGTCCTTGTCCTGCGGTCGCCTTACATCGACCGAATTTTGAACATACAAAACATAGGCGGTTGTGGGGAGTAATCCGGCATCATCTTGCCGTAGCCGCGCCGTCACAAATTGCGCGACGGCCGGGACGTCTGCCACAACCGGAAGGAAGTCCGACCCCATGTGACGCTCTTCCGCATCAAATAGGGCCGCCCACCGCTGCACCTCCACCTTGGTATTGATTTTGAGCAACGAACAGTACTTGTCCGCCTCGGCTGTCGGCCGCACGCTCAGAACAAAATAGGCTTCATCGGCGCTTATATGTGAACCGGTCTTCACCGGGGAATCCGGCGCGAATACGCCGTTATAGGCAAGCTCTTTGGATGCCAGTGAACCACCCCTATTTTCACGAGATAGAATCACCTTGGATGGCTGCCCATCCAGCAGGCAAGAGGCATGTCGGTGTGAGAAGTCGTAGAACATAGCCTCACCTACCTGAACGAGTGAAGGATGAACGGACGCAGCAGGTCCGCGATGTCCGGCGTTACATAGCTGTTTCCGAAGTACTCAATCGAGAAATCGAAATCCTTTTTAGATTTCACGTTTGCGTTCGGGTTGGCCGCCAGTTGGTTGATGAACAGGCCGCACGCCGCTTTGATGGCATCGGGAATCACTTCCCATCCGCTCGTATACGTCACTTCCAATTCGCTGTACGGGGAGCCGAACGGGTTGAACCCGCACGCCACACTCCCGGTTTGCTTGTCCACATCGATAACGCTCAGGTCCGCGATATCTTCAAAACCAGGAGGACCAAAGAAATTGCCGCTCAGGGCGTTGTATTGCGGCCGCCCCTTTGCCGATATGATGGCCACCACGGGGAAATAGGTCAAATGCCCCCGCTGATAGCCCGAACCGCCCGGCAGGGAATCGACAAGTGGTATCCGCTCCGTGTAACTGGTAACCTCCAAGCTACGGCGGCACAGGCCGTCAATGATGGAGGATGCCTGCACGATCAAGGATTGGTTCAGGGTAACGCTCGGGCTGACATAATCGGTATCCGCCAGCGTTAGATAGGCGCTCATTCTACAAAACCCGCTTCCCGCAGCTTGGCCGCAAGCTCGGCCTTCACTTCAATTTCCCCATTGATAAAGTTCAGGGCCGCGCCCTCATAGAACAGGGTGTGGGAGCCTGTTCTCTCGCTGTCTGTGCCGATAAGCTGGACCGTTTCGTTCGATGGCTGCTTATTATCCGGCTCGTTTGCTGCTGGATCTGGGCCAGCCTTCTCTTGATCGAGATTTTGTGAGGAATCCACGCCTTGGAGAGCTACTCCGTCATCCTGCTTTGGTTCAATCCCCTCTTCTTGTTCCTTCGCATTTTTAGCCTTGGTCATGTTCACATTCTCCCTTCGCTTATAAATGACTCAGACGGCCCATTTTGGCCGTCTGGTGATGTGTTTATGGTTAGCCTACTGCCGCAATTGTCGGACGCGTCACTTTACCGTACGCATGCGCGTAGGAAGGCCCTTTTGCGACTGGTGCGCCGTACTTGATTCCCACATAATCCTCACGTAGATTTGTTGTCGTTCCCATTTGGAATAGGTACATGTTTTTTTCGCCGACATAATGATATTCGATCATGGGTTCCGTGACGATGGCAATGCCGTAATCCGTCAATTTATTGTCGGTGGCGTTAACCTCGGCGGGCATGAACGGTTCGGGAATAATAGGCAGTATACCTGCTGCGGTCATAATGGCAATTACTTCGATTCCAGCAACCGTCGTTTTAGATAGTTGACTAATTTGAGTTTGACTATTTCCCGATTGTTCCACTTCAACTTCCAAATAGTGGTGGGCGATTGGGTTCATGTATATGGCAGTTGGCATCAGCTCGTACTTCTCGCTCGCAATCATTGCGGCGACTTTTGCGCGAATCGCCGTGATTATCGAATCTGTTACAGAAACGGTAAACGTGTTCGTAATTTGTTTTGCAAGACCTACATACTCCAATGTGTTAGGCAATACCAAATTTGTGTCCGTCCCACGCCACAACATACGAGCGTGCGTCAGTCCAATTCCGTTCAACATGTCGTTGAGGTCTTTTGCTTTCAGTTCTGCGAAATTATTCTGCTGCTGCCCGAGCTTCAAGTCATAGTGTCCGAAATTAACCTCATTGGTAATTGCCTTTACCTTGAGACCATGAGGCGTACGCGGGTTGCTCGTTGCTGTAGATGTTGGGTTTCTTGGATCGACAGCTTGTCCTCCGTTGATCGTATTTTGTTCGTAGTAGGTCGAAATGTCTCCCGTTGCAGGTGTGTAATTAAGACGCCCATCAAGTATAGAGTTTCGACGCAAAGCATCCGTGATTTCTCGCTGAAAATCATCCGTAATCAGGGTTCCCGGTCCTTGGAACTGCATAGCTGCTGAAATATCTACTGCTCTTGCGATACCAACACGATTCATATTAGTTTGTCTCCTTCTCGGAAAGATCTCTTCTTGCTTGGAGTTTTAATTTCAGCGATTCATGGGTCGGAAGTCCAAGCTTATCAACCGCAGCACAGAAAGTACTTGCATCCATTTCATCTTGGTCGTATTTCCCTCCATATTTAGAAAGGAGCTGAGAAGCAGACAACGTTTTACGCGCTCCGTCTTCTGGTTTATCTTTGGCCGCAGCCTTCAAATCGGCCAACTCGCGTTCCGCTGCTTCCGCCCGTTCCTGTGCAAGCTGGAGGCCCGTTTTCGTCTTCTCTTCCGCGTTGGCCGCTTTAATCTGATCGACTTCCGTTTTGATGGTCCCCACTTCAGACGCCACACTCTGCACGCTCGCTGTCAGCGTACTGATGCCAGCGGCAACATTCTTCAGCATTTCCTTCATAGCTTTCAGTTCTTCTTCGTTCACTTTTTGTTCCTCCTTGGGTTTATGTTTTGCGGCAAACCGCGTCGTTTTGTAAGCCGCGCTTTCTGCAAACAAAATAGCCGCGCCGGTCCCGCAGTAATCCACGACATCCAGCAACCCTTCAGGGTCGTCGGCGGCCGGCACGACGGAAGCTTCCATTTCCAGCGAGGCTCCGAATTGATACTCGGTGTAGCCGGTTTCGGCTGCCAGCGCGTTATAGTACCGGATCGTTCCCACGACATCCGGGAAATCCTTTGCATAAATGTAACCCTCGACCATGGCGAAGCCGTCCATGGATAGGTACGCTTTTTCGATGACGGCAACCTTGAACCGGGAATTGTGGTCCTGCATGCCGTTCTCATAGTCGATATTGAGCGCCATGCCTACAAAGGTGTGGATGTGCTTTTCACAGACCGTCGATGATATTCGGATTCGCTTCCCACCGGCTCCACCCGGCGGTCCATCCGATGGCTTGTCCACGGCAAAGAGCGCACATTTAAACGGCAGTTTGTTGGGATGCTCCAGCTTGTCCGATGCCTCCAGGTAAAAACCTTGGGGCTTAATCGCGCTGCTCATTTTCAGTAACAGTGTTTTCACCCCCTTTCCGAGCACAAAAAAAAGAACACTCGGTTAATTCAAGTGTCCTTTCATCTGTAAATAAAAAAGTCGCCCTTTTGAGCGACTTAATTTACCTTGGTGGCATTACAAATCAATTGTTGTGTGCGCACATCAATATGGCACTTAATTGCATACTTATTTTCGTCTTCGCCTGCTTCTCGTATATTTTCTTTGAGGTATACTTCAGCATCGTTTTCGGCTTGTTGTCTGCCTAACTTCTTTACGACATCAGGAACCACGGTTACCCTAAATCTTCGCATATAAACCCCTCCTACCTCGATCATAACACGAACCGAAATCAATCGGGAACACCCTTATCTTCTTTGCCCGTATCCTCCGGCACTTCCGGCCCTGGCCTTGGATCATCCAATGGTTTGTTGATGCCGTGGACGTTGTATCCTCTTCGGATAACAATCTCGCCGTGTTTGTTCGGCAACGCCTTCTTGCCGCGGTCGTTTCGGACTTCATCCGGCGTATCTACGCCACGATCCAGATACATTGCATCGATTTCCGCTTTCTGCTTCAGTTCCTTCAGCGATGTGGCATAAAGGAACTTGAATTCGAGTACATCGCCCATCTTGAAAAAGCCGTCGATGATCTCGTTATTGATGTGTTCTGAGATATTTTCAGCAATTGAGAAGATGGTATCGTTTGTGTCGTCGTTTTCGCTGTCTGCCGTGTTCCGGTTGACATCTTTCGTCTGCCCGAGCTTTTTAGGAGAAACCCCGAAGGCTGTCGCGACGATTTCAATTAAAAATCGTTGCCATTCGATATGAAGTGCTTTGTCGTCCGCTGTACCAAGATTCAAGACAGACGGACTTTCTCCGCTGATAATTGGAGTTTGACCACGCCCCTTGACTTCATATTCCCAAAAGGCTCTAAACGCCTTCACATCATCAGGAGTTGCGCCTTTCCCTAAATTAATGATCTGCTCGTTTGTGTTTGCCTTTGTACTTGAAGTTCGGTGAACCGTTATAAAATTTGTGACTGATTCCCATACCGTTTCAAGTGGACTCAATCCAAATGGTGTGCTGGACCGCGGATTCATTCTGATATACATTAACTCCGAATCCTTCAAATCTACTTGTTTCCCGTCGGATCTTTGAGCATAACGATATGAGTTCGGCTTCCCATCCCAATTTGAATACAATTCAATGGAGAACGCATCCACTGGATATAAGCGTAGAGGATGTTTAACATCACCAGCTTTTGCCTTTTCCGAAACCCCAGCACTTGCTACAAGCATATCCTCCACGATCTGCTCCAACCAAAGGCGGAATGAGTCGGAAGAGTTCGGTTTCTTCAGTACGTTTTCAATGAGCGTACAAAGGGGCTGATATTTCTCCTGGTCTTCCTCGTTAACGGCTGTCACTGACCAATTCAGCTTTGTGATACCGTCCTTAATAATGTTGATTGCTCGCCTTGGTATTGGTGATTCACTTAAAAGGCGTAGGTTGGCCGGTGTACGCTTCGGCGTTGATTGCTTTGTTCCCCGTCCGCCCAGAAAGCCGAATGGAAAGGGGAAGCTATCGGTTTGGCGTTCCGGCTCGTTCTTTACCCGGCCACCCTGTAAAAAGTTGGTCACCCATGACCAGACACCCAAAATTCTCACCTCCTTTAACCAAATGCAAATCCCGATTTAACTTGGATGTCTGCAAAGGCCAGAACAAAAGCGTCGGCTCTGTCCGGTGACGGCAGCCCACGCTTCTTCATTTCCTCTTTACGCTCCAGCAGGATCTTCCCGGAGCTATTCATACGCCACTTCCTTGTTGTGAGCTGGGCGATTAGCTTTTCGTCGTCCGGCACTTCCAGTACACCCGGCAGGCCCAATACGAAATTGGTCATGTTCTGTTCTAGCAGATCCTTCACGGTTCCCCACGTCTCCGCCCCTTTATTGGCGTAGGACTCATCATCGGAAGACGATCCGTTATTTACCGGGATGATTGTGTATCCGAGCTGCTTCTCGCTGTTGATCTCGTTCAGCCGGTCCGTAACGGCCCCGCCGACCCCGCTGTCATCAATCCGTATTTCTACTTCGCTGATGACCGGATGTTCTGCCCGCAGCTCGTTAATGAGCCGGATAACCCATCCGGTTGTTACCATGGTGTCCTGTTTGTGGTGATGGTGGAACTTCAGCACCTTCCCGCCAATACGGCCGTAGATGCATGTTTCATCGTCTCCGAACCGGGCCACGTCAACACCCACATACAATTTTGTTCCGGAAGGCTGACACCGGACGCTCTTGGCATGCTCGGCCGATTCCAGGGCAATGAACGAATCCGATTCACCCCGGGGGAATTCGCCTTCTACCCGGACCCGGTACACGTCGCTGCCTTCCCCGTATTTACGCTTCAGCTTGGCAATGTTTTCTTTGCTTGTCCGCGGGCTGTCCAGACACGACACCTTATGCGTTTTGTAATCTGCCCGGTCCCGGTTGTGCGAGTCGTAAAAGATCCCGCTTGTTCGCGTTGGGTTGCCGCACATCAAGAGCTTGTTTTCCAGTCCAGACAGTGTACCGAGAATCGCTTCCAATATCGGGTCGGCCACCCCGGAAGCTTCGTCCACAAGGAACAGCATGTAATCTTCGTGGAATCCCTGCATGTTCTCCGGCCGGGTTGCTGTACGCGCCGTTGCGAACCAACGTTCCTTCTGCCCGACCATGTATATCTTGGTTGCGGTCCATTTCAGGAAGTTATTCATCTTGGACGTGTTTAGCCACTTGGCTATCTCAGCCCAAAGGACATCATGTAATTGCTGCTTTGTAGGCGCGGTACAAACTACCTTTGGATATGGGCGGCAACTCAGATACCAAAGCGTTATCGCTGCTTCCAAGCCAGTCTTTCCTACACCTTGCCCGGATCGGACACTCACATGTGAATTTTGGGCGAGGTCCATCATAACCGCCCGTTGCCACGGGTCAGGGTGAAAGTCGAGCATGTCTTCAGCAAAGGCCGGAGGATCATCCCAATATAGGTCGATTAGGTCCACCGCAACGTTAAAAGGCTTGCTACTCATGAACTTTTCTCATCCCCTTGCGCCGCGCAGCAACTTCCTCTATGGCTGAAGTCCACATTTCCGCGCCTTCGCCCGGTTTGTTCAGCATATCCACTTCTGCTTTCAGCTTGGTTACCCGCAAGCGCTGCTCTTCCAGTACGTCTTCGGGCGGCAGGCTTCTCAGCATGTCCTCGTACTGCCGGATCATGGATGCAAGCCGAGCCATCGCGGCAGTCTGGGCATTGAGCGCCGTCGCCTGCCGGTCCCAAGCAAACTGAAATTCGAATTCTTCCTCGGTGACGATCTGGTGAAGCTCTTTATTCTTCCCGCGACCGGTGCTGTGAACTTCGAACTTCTGTTTCTTCAGTTCTTTAATCATTTCGTCCTTGCTCTTTACGAACATTTTGCGCTGGGCATCCATGATGTTTGTCCAGGCGATACGTATTTGATGCCATAGCATGTCCAGCGGGGTCATGTCTTCGGTTGCGTCGAATATCTCCAGGTACGAAGGATCATCCGGGAGTATCTTTCGAAACAGTCCATGTGTCACCGCTTTGGAATTGCCCGGGGGACCACCCGGGCCGCCGCGATTACCGACCGCGTTCTTGTTCCCGCCCGGCGCACCGCGACGCCGCGGTTTCGGGTCCGGCTGCTCTTCCCATTTGTCGATGCTCTTCCACTTTCGAACCATGGCGTCGCTGACCCCGAGCTTCGCCGCGATTTCTTTCGGCTTTAACTCTCGGCCGCTGTCCAGCCACATTTTCAAGGCGCTTTGCCGCGCCGGACTTCGTTCTCTCGACATTACATTACACCCACCTCCATGACGAATTGAGTTGGAATTCACGTTTATTCGTAATTTCTTCGATTAAGGTGTTTTGAGCTGCTTTTTCACTCTCTTCAAACCGAGGCCGCGAAGGGCCGTATTCCACTATTTTCTGGTATTTGAGTGCATCACAACCTATATTCTGTTGCACTCGTTAAAACGACGAAATCCTTGTCATTCTTAGCTGATTTCCATTTTCAGAAAATGAGTGCAACAATGGTGTTTTTATGAATAACTCAAATCCGAAATTGCTTCATCCATGGCGTCTTGTGTCAGGCCCAAATAGCGCAAAGTGATGCTCTGTTCGCTGTGATTGAACATGTTCATTAGTAACGCTAGGTTCCGAGGATTCTGAACATACAGGTGATAGCCCCACGTTTTTCGCATTGTGTGACAGCCGATCTCCTTAAGTCCGTATTTCTGTGCCGCATTCTTCAGAACCTTGTAAGCCATCGTCCGATGGAAAGGCTGCTGAGATATGCCGGTCTTCTTCTTCCGCTGCCTGCTCGGGAATAAGTACTCTTCATCCCGTTTGCCTGCAATGTATGATTCTAGCGCAGGCTTTAAATCTGGATGAATAATAAACTTCCGCTCTTTTCTTAGCTTTTTTGTATTCCGGGTCTTCTGTTCAATCAAGACAATATGACTTTTGCTTCGAACATCACCCACCCGAAGATTGAGTAAATCCGACACGCGCAGGCCGCTATAAATGCCGAGACAGAAGAAAATGTAATTTCGCTCACTTTGTAGACGAAGATCCCTTTTTATCGCCTCGATAATTGCTTTATCACGGATTGGTTGAACTGACTTCATACACCGCACCGCCTCGGATACAAACTTGCTTGCTGCAAAACTGGCTGGCTGCTTCCCAGCGGCCCCATATGCAGCCCTTGCAGACAAGTGGCTGCTGCGGAGGGTCTTTTACCCGTATTCCGTCCATGTACGCGCCCCCTTTGTTTGGAATAGAAAAAAGACCCGTTACATATAACGAGTCCTCGCAATCACAGAAGCAAACGACAAAGCATGATCGTCATGATTTTTCGTTTATTCCCGACTTTTGTAAAAGGGCATTAAACCCTACCTCACACCAAACCCTTGACGATTTACGTCTAAGGACCTAAGTCCCACAGCTTAGCCGAGTGCCTACGTTGATAAGGGTTACAGTAGACATCACCCGAGCCTTGTTTCGGCTCCGTGAATCTACTGTAACCCCAGGTAACGGACATTTTGTGGACAGCGTTTGGACAACAATTGGACAGAAAATGGACATTTTTCAGTCTAAGTAAAGCAGGGTATCTGCTACTGAAAGAATACCCTCCGTAATTTTACGGTCTATTGTTTTTTCGCAGCAGTGCCAGCCGCTAAAGTACAGGATTGTTGCTGCTCGGGAATTACCTTTTAGAAACCGATACTCCATCACGCTGCGAACGTCCGCAAAGGTAATCTGGCTTATTGCCCTTTCTATACGACGAGTTGATTTAATCAAAGCCGCTTGCCTTCTAATTTGTATCTCCGTTTCAGGAGGTTCGCTTTCGAAGAGAAGGACCTTCTGCTTGTCTTCTCTATACTTTCGCAGGTCTTCTTTAGCCCGAGCTATATCGGCCTTTGTTGCCTTTGGAAAAAGCTCTTCCATCATGTACATAACTGACATTCCCTCTCAACCCTCCATATGATATATTGGAATTGAGAGTATAGCGCCGCCCTCGGAACCCGCTCCCCAACGATATCGAGGGCTTTTGTTATTTCTCTATCTTCATGACCGGCTTCGCATAACAAACCCTTTCCTTTACTGCCACGGAATCTATCACATATAAAACACCTCCTACCCTAATGACATGTCCCACTTTTGCATTAAAACGTAGCTTTGCAAGATGATCGCCATTTTGCTTTAACATCCTTAATCCGCTAGGCATTGGATATTTCCCTTTTGCTCCAGTAAGTGAGGGAATTTATACTTAATCGGTCTGCTCATATCTGTTCCTCCTATATGGGGAGGGATTTCCTCCCCTAGTTGATGTTTGGTCATTTATGATCAAGCGTTATATACCAGTAACCTTCTTCGTCTCGATGGACATAAACTTTAGTGTGAACGCCATGATCCGATGAATCTATCATCTGCTGGACAATTTCTCCGACTTTGCTTTGGTCGTCCGTACCGTCCTGCATGCTCACTGTATAACCCTCCCTTAGTTGATGTTACTTTTCTTCTTCTCTCCAGAAGTCAGAACCAATTCTGTCCCACACCCAGTCGTCAAAAGCTTTTTCGATTTCCTCCTCAGTTGTATCATCCTTAAATTCCACTACTTCTCGCTCCGTGTTTCCCAGTGCGAGATACCAGTTAAAAATGATTTTTCGCATATATAACCACTCCCCTATTTGATGTTCCTGGCTTACCAGTCGTTTCGTTCCCGAACTATTTTCAAATCTTCTTCAGACAACGTAACTTCTACCGGATCGTAATGCTCTTTGATAAAAGTGACATCGTTACTTAACGGGAGGCTTGCTATGAACTTGTAGAAATCTTCGATATCGTCATTGTCTGGTTTGGATAGGTCGTTCCGGATGATCAACGTGGCGTCTGATAGGATCAATGTATCAAGATACTCGTCCTCCCAATCGCCGCATTCGACTCCATCGCACAGATAACGGCCTTCCTTATTTCTTGCCTTAAACGCAATTGCGCTTACAGCCATTCTTTAAACCCTCCCTTAGTTGATGTTTGGATTCATTCTTCAACGATCTTCAAGCAGTCAACCGAAAATCCCCCGCTCTTTCCTTCAAGCAGCACGACCTTCGCTCCATGCCCTAGTTCCCACGGGTTACTCCGCGTCACCCAAACCTTATCCGGGTACTTTCTTGCTTCGTAGCAGTTCACCATGATTACTTTTGTTCCAATTTCCATCTATAAACCCTCCCATGTATTTCTGTGTTAAACCCGCACTTTTGCGACCTCAATCTTGTACTGTCTCTTGATAAACTCGATATGACGGCCGCCTCTTACATTTGGATGCCTATGGCGTTGCGGTAGATATTCCGGCCCCACATGGTCAATTGACTCGGGTGGGCCGCACCAGTAAGAGTCTGTGCTGCGGCCCTTTCCGTCCGTAAACCTGGACATGATATTTCCGTCCCCGTCTTTCCACATTTCAAATTTCAGCCGTGCCATAGGTATAAACCTCCCATGTATTTCTGTGTTAGATTACTGAGCGTGGATCTCCCCTGCCCAGCCACATTTGCAAAGGTAGTTCCAGCAGGTTACTTCCATAATGCCTTTGTTTTCTAGCACCTTGCCTGTTCTGGCGGAAACGATCCGTCCGATCGCTATTTGTTCATAGATTTTCAGATTATCATTTCCGCATTTAGGGCACTTATCTTGGTACATCCCATGCACACCGTCCTCCCATGTATTTCTGTGTTAGGTTTGCCCTTTCGGATTATCCGGAACAATAAGCGAAGTCCAATGCGTGTGATAGCCGGGCCAATCTGCGTCAAGCGGAGACCCGCAATATGGCGGTTCTTCAATCGGAAATGACCACCACAGCACAGTGCCGTCATCTTCATGCCATTCATCTATCGGGCGCGGAGTCGCTGTGAGTCGTTGCAAAAGTTCTTCGCGGTATTCCGGCGCAAACTCGTAATCCCCACCGCGACATGCGTTCTCAAACTCAAATACCAATTCTTCGTTTTCACATTCTTTGGCCGGCCTTCCTGGACCCATCGTTTAACCCTCCCTTAGTTGATGTTTAGCCTGCAAACTTCTCTAAAATCTTTAGATATTGATCGAAATTTTCTTCGATTCGCTTCTTTGCCACGGCCACCGCATCCTTGTAGCCCACTGACTTAGAGACGGCCGCGCCCGTCTTAACGTCTGACACGACCCAAAAAGTTCCGTCATGTCGGATAAAGAAATCATAGCCTCGAACAACGAAAACCTTTTCCCCGATTACCGAAAGAACCTTTTTAACGCCATTTTCAAGAACTATTATTTTGAACTCTTCTGGGTTCTTCAGCTTGCGGATCGGTTGGGGCTTCGGCTCTCGGTACTTTCGTATGCGAGGTGGATGTTTTGGCAACCGATCATAATCCTCTTGCAGCTTTTTAAGGTTTATTCTCGTCTTGTTCTCGATCTCCGCAGCAGTAGCTAGGGCATGTTTCTTATATTCAACCCTGAAGTCCAATTCGTTCCAACGGTCGCTCTGGTCATACCACCATGGCCGGAAGACGTTCAAGTATCCCCGGTCAAACATTAGATTTATTTCATTCTTTGCCCGCAGAATATGAAACCTGCTTATTTTCCCCGTAGTTATGGACTTGGCAGCACGGGACAAATATTTCTTCCTAAAGCGTTTCGTTGCTTTTTTCATAGCTGATATACCTCCCATGTATTTCTGTGTTACCTAGATAGAATCCAGTTTGGAAAATGCATGTTCTGATTTTTCCGACACAACTCTTACTGTCCAGTCATCAGGCAGTTTAATTTTGTCTTCTTTTAACATTTTTTCGAGTTCGCCCGATCCCTGAACTAGTGCAGATCGAGCAGATACACATATTACCTTGGCGCAGTATATCGTTCCGTTTACATTGGTGGAAGCAATCCAATACATCCGATTATTCCCGTAATTTTCATGCCCTGCTCCGGCTCCTCTTCCCATCTATAAACCCTCCCATGTATTTCTGTGTTCAAACTAACCGTCATAACCCGTAAGTTTCCGGGCTGCTTCAAGGTCTTCTTCGTCCGGGTGTATGTCCCATAATTTTTCCTGTATCATACGTGAAATGAATTCTTTCTGCATTTTAATGGGCGCGGATTGTATTAATTCTTTGACATCTGTATCGTAGGGCGCTTGATCGCAGGCGATGTACAACCTATACATTAATTCCGATATCTCTTCTTTTTTCACGCGGTATAAACCCTCCCTTAGTTGATGTTTACCGAACTACAAGCCATTCCCCGCTGTCCAGCATGCTCTGTGATTCTTCCCGTGTGATCGCTTCATGTGATGCGTCTGGATAAATGACGTGGATCATGCCAGTATAATAGCCGTCAAAATCTTGGTGATGGGAAATCATCAACTTGCCTATATTCGTGCTTTGCACAAACTCGCAGCCGTCGATATCCTCAATCTGGAACCCTTGAATAGCTTTCATATAACCCTCCCTTAGTTGATGTTTAGACTATCCCATGTATTTCTGTGTTCAGCCGAGTTCATAAGGCCTCGTCAATATTCAACGTGATTTGCTCGTGTTTCAGAAAATTGAGAGCTTCCGGGATGTTAGCATCAGGGAAACGACTGTAACCCGTCCCGTCCACGCTATCGCAGCCAATATCCCTCGCATATGACAACCGCTGCAGGCTATTGACCCTGCCCATGTGAACCCATTTCCCTCGCCACTTCGCCTCCCGCACTAACCACCTGATTTCCGGTCCAAGCTTGTAATCCGTTGATCCACCGATGAATACAGCATCAAGCTTCCCCCAGGGCATACATAGTTTTTCCTGACCGTCCTGGAGGACGAAGGCTATAGGAAGACCGTATGAATGAATCACTGGCTCCCAGTGTAAAAACATATCCAACGTGCCCATTGCATCACCAACAATATCGGGGGCAGTAACAAATGTTGGATTCGATCCTCGCATGCGATCTAGCATGCTCATGAACCGATTCTCATCGAATCCATTGAAGCAATCATTGTCCGCCGCCCACGGAATGCCACTCGTTGTATAGTATGATAGGTTGCCTGCTCGGGGAGTGAGTAGCCCGCCGATATTGTCCGAATCTCCCGATACTCTCTTTACGGTTTGGGTAGCTCCGCTAACAAGCAGCAGCATGTCATCACCTCAACTGTAGTATTCGAGTTCGCTGTATCGCTCCAACATTCCATTGCTTTTTAGAGACAAGTATTTCTTTTGAATTGACCCTTCTGGACGGTCAAGCGCCAGAGAAACAGACAAGCGGCCATCAATTTTATAGTATTTTGCAAGGTAGCAAAGCTCTTCCTCCGAAAACGGCTGACCGTGTTTCGGAGGAAAATCGGGATGATACTTCATCCGGCCTAGGCCGTCATATTGAATTTCAGCTATCAAACCGAACTCCCCTTCCCATGTATTTCTGTGTTACAAATAATCAATCTACACTTCCGTTGATTTCATCCGCGAAGTAAGCAGATAAAGCCTTTGCTAGATTTGAAAGTCTAGCTGCAGAATCTGCCAAACTATAAGAGGACTTCGCTAGATACCCCAATTCCTTTAGAGCGTGTTCTTGTTTTGAATCATCTTCAAAATTTCCTTTTGTTATGTTCATCCACAAGTACGATATATCAAACTTTGTTCTTTCTAGTAATTCCTTTGCTTTTTCATGTTCTTCAAGGATGTATGCATATGCTTCTCGGCTTGAGTTAAATGACGTTCTGCTCATTTCTAATTTCCTCCCATGTATTTCTGTGTTACTCAACTTGCGTCAAAGTACATTTCGAATTGCTTACCGCAGCCATCTTCGCATTCCAGCGTGTAAGTTTCTCCGCACTCGTCTTTATCGAGTTCCACCCAATGCGCTCCGCAGTATGGGCATTTCAGCATTTTTTTGGTCATTTCCAATACACGCTCCTATCAAAATGTTTCCTCATGCGCCAGCATGTTTCCGATGCATCTGGCGCAAATGTTCGAATTTTCATAATCCGGGTATGCCTCGGGACTTTCCGCGAACTCTTGCACGACGAATTGAACGCATTCCTTCTGTTTCCCGCAACGATCACAGTCTGCAATCACAAGTTCCATATATTGCCCTCCTATTCATCCAGAAGTCAAATAACCCCGATCAAACCGGCAGCTATTTTTGGTATGCTGATCGTAGATAAACTCCCTAAAACGTGGTATAGTTGCCGTAAGGTGTTTTGACGATGCCCCCGGCTCCTATCCCAAATAGGCCGGGGCATTTTTGTTTTTCAGACCATCCAGGTCCAAAAATTCGCTTATTTCGATCTGGCCTTCTGTCGTCGCTTCCCGGACAAATCCCTGCTGCACCCATTCCGCCGGTGCCGCGTGTAAGTAATCCGACCATACGGGATGACCTGCAAACCATTCGGGCCGTGCGGTTTCCGCCTGCTCCGTCCAGACCCAAAACGTCCCGGCCTTAATCATCAAATCGGCCATATCCGAATTGCTTGTCCATGTTGGTTATCCCGGGTCCGACGGTATCTTGCAGTAGCTGCTGAAATACCATCAATCGGTCCGGCTTCGCCCCAATCTCGTGAACTAGGCGGCGCTCACTCGGCTTTAGCTTGCGGCCGGTAGCATTGGACAGCAGTTCCATGACCGGCTGAAGACGCTCGGCCTGCTCGTGCATCTGAAATTCCTTGGCCTTTCGTTTCTCCAACTCCTCGAAGTCTTGCGCGTCATACCAAAAATAAGGGCCGTACCGGCGTGTCCATTCAGATATCCAGTACTGCAATTCTTCTTCGTTTGTTTGAATCCGGTCATGGCAGACGCCGTTCAACCGCATGCCGTTCGTCTTGACGCCACGGCCACCCCGTCCCCGCGGCATTACATGGTGCGTCGTGGTATCCGGCAGCAGGCCGCAACACTGGCACCGCCCATCGGCTTCCTGAATCAACTCCTTGATGACTGTCGTCGGAAACTCCGCTCGGTCTGCCTTGGACGGCCGCCGATTGTGGTGGGCGGTTATGCCTTGCCGCCAAGGAGCCACTTCTTTACGCTTTTTTTTGAACATTCAACATCACCTCCGCGCTTGACGCTTTCTGGATTGCCTTTAATAAAATCGCCTGACTATGCATAATCACTTCGTGATCCGCAAAACCCTGAGCTATTAACTCAACAAACAGCATCCGAATTGTATAATCCAAATCGATAACCTGTTCCTGGATCAATTCGACAAACTCACCCAATTGGACCGGCACCTTGTTTTCGATCCGCCGCCTATCATGCTTCTTGCCGCCAATAACGGCCTTCCCTCGCTTGTTCGTGTTTCCCATACGGGCATATGGACTTTGGGCCGCGGCTGTCATATTTCCGAATCCTCGCTACGCATTTGTTCAATTTCCCATTCCATGTCTTGCCGGATCATTTCGGCAAGCTGTTCGGGAGTTATGTCGAAATCATTCATCGTAGTTCAGTCCTCCCTCAACCGATAGTTTAGCTTGTAAGAGTCGCCCACGATGTTTACAAGATAATCTTTGCACATGTCGTAGATTCGACTACCTAGTGCCGTATCGTAGCCGCACATGGTTTTTATGTCTCGTTCGGACGAAATCATGATAGGCAGCTTTTCGAGATATCGATAATTGATAATGGCAAAAGCTTGTGTCAATTCAAAATCAGTTGGTCCTTTCCGCGGCTTAAACATGTCATCAATGAACAGTAATTCAGCTTTTTGAAGTTGAAATACACGTTCCTTAACCAAAGCCATATCGTCCTTTAATTCGTTAAATCCTTCGACCCAAGGAAAATACTGAACCTTTACGCCTTGCGAAATGAGTGTGTTTGCCGCAGCCATTAGAAGGTGAGTTTTTCCGCAACCAGATGCCCCAAGTAGAGCTATGCTGTTGTGCTTCTCTAACTTTACTTTGCGGTATTGCTCTGTATAAGTTCGGGTACATTGGTACGCATCTCGAACCGGACCCAAGACTTCAAGATCAAAGTTATCGAATGATTTCTTTTGGAATTCGAAAGAAATCTTACTCGATTCGAAAGCCTTATCGACCTTCCGATCAACTATGCAATCACAATCTTTCCAGTAATCGATCATGAACTCTTTAGCTTCACCTTTTTGGGACATCACGATGGGCCTTTGTACAAAATACCCAAGCTCGTCCTTGCACTTAGCGCACTTGTAAATCGGCGTTTCGGCTTGTCCGTATCCATCCGGTTTTATTGCTTTCAGGTGCTGGATTTTGGCTATCAGTTCTTCGGGTCGAAGCGTCTCCCGCATTGACCTGAACATTGCTTTGTCCTCCCTTCGGGAATGGCTTTATCTTGTCTTGATGATTACGCCAAGCGTCCAAAATAGGGTTTTCGTAATAGGTGAAACTGCTTGGTTTTTTAAAAGGGACAACGTTTTCTGTCGCCCTTCTTTTCTTTAGAGCAAAAGTGTCCTGCATCGTTTTAATTACGAATTGTGCTGGAATCTCTAGTTCGACCACTTCCCTCATAAGAGACAAATCCTTCTGGGACAGGTTAAACGGTAGCTTTTCATGTAAATCACAATACGCGTCCTGAATTTGGATAAGTGGATCGGATTCGGCCGGCTCTATATCAGTAGTAGTAATATTGTTTTTAATACTGTCTTTAATACTGTCTTTAGACACGCCTTCCGCCTTAGAGCCGCAAGGGTTTAAACCACTTAAAGGTTCCTGTTTCGGTAACTCTTCGGTTACTGTTTCAGTAACTTGTTGGTTACTGTTTCGGTAACCGTTATTTTCACTAGTTACTATTTCAGTAACTTTTTCAGGTATTTCATGTTCCTGTTTCGGTAACTTTTTAGCTAGATTTTGGTGGATCAAATTGTTGAATTCTTCACGGTTCCACCCTGCTACCGGACTGACCTGCCATTTTTCATAATCCTTGTTTATGGCGAAAGCACACTCAGCTTTGTCCCAAGCGATTACCCTACACTCCACAAGGTATTTCAGTTCATTTGTGATGTGTGTCTTGCCTACACCACATAATTCAAAGTCCTTTAACTTCGGGACAAAGGCCGATTTGTTTCGGCAGCCATAAGATAAACGAAGGACGAAATACAGAATATCCTTTTGTCTTTTCGTAAAATTACGCCGTATGATTTCGTCCCAAAGTTCATTAGCTACAGATACAAATCCGTTCTCGACTTGAGGGTTTGCCACGTTCCTCCCCCTTTTGCTCCTTGCATAAAGCCTGATAGTATTCTCTGATAGCCAGCAACAAAGTAAGAAGCGATACGAACCAGATTTGAAGTTGGATTTCGTCCCCCATCTTCCAATAGACCTCGATCTTTTCTGAGCCTAATTCCCGGTACGCGAATGTAAAATAATCCGTTTTTTGGACGACATTAAAGACTACGCCCTCATAAATGATCGTGTTCACGCTTCACCCCTCCACATGTTTACTGATGCTTGATCGCATCGTTCGGACCGCGAACCCCCGAAGGCCCAAGGAGTAGGCCAAGCTCGCGGTCCCAACGACGAAGCCAAGCTGGCTTCGTTCCTACGTTAAATCGTTTTTAAATAATGCAGCTCGACATGATCTTGAAAAATTAACCACATGTCCCCAACGGTCAGCGCTTCTCTCAAATACCTTGTAGGCGCTGACCGAACGACTATATCTCCATCACATATCCGCCCGAGAAGTATTTCGAAATCTTCAGCCCCCATAACCGGCTGCTCCCTTGTCAGGCGTTAAAAATGTCGGTATACTAACTACAACAATATTTTTCAAATTGACATGATCGCCTGGCCGGGCGGTCATGTTTTCTTTTGCCGCTGAAATATCCTTTTCCAATTCCTCAATTTCCCGCTTCAAGAACCAGTCCCAAATTCCGTCCGGCTCCCGAATCCATAGAATTTTGCGGTAAAGAAGCGTTAATTCTCCAACCCGCTTCCGAGCCAGCTTTAAATTCACATTGCTCATAAAGAGAAGCCCTCCTAATTCAGATATTTTTTCTCCTTTAGCTCCTGCCGATGTTCTTTCCAGACCCCAATCCAGCTAATCGTGTATTCCTTGCAAAGAATTGCTACATAATGAGTTAGGGCCGTGATTGCCTCGACACATTCCATGATGGTGTTCTTAATCCTATGTATGTCTTTCATTTCGAGCTGATCTTTTCGCTTGGTTATGGGCGTGGACTTCATCGCCTCGAATGCTTCTTCTATTTCCTCCAGCGCTTTTAGATGTACAGTCGTTTTGTGCAAATCTGCTTTGGAGAGCCAAGGCGGACATGCGCCGCCTGTGACTTCAGCCTGGGCCGCCAAAGCAATTCTAGGATCATCTAGGGCTATCGCCGCGATTCGCATAATGTCTTTGGGGGCTTTCTTTTTGTCGGCTTCGATTTTTGATAAACCAGTTCTATCGAGTGGAACGATTTCGCTAAATTCCTGCTGTGTCATATCGTTTTCTTTGCGGTAACTACGAAAGGCGTCTCCAATACTCAAATCTTTCACCTCCTCCCTCGTCGTGCTGCTGAAAGACACAATTGCCTTTCCGCTCGGAACAAATCAGCACATTTAAACGGCGATTTGTGACAAGGGATTAGGATACAATGAAGTTGTACATAACTGATGCTAACCGTTCCCTTACAAGCCCGCGCTTTTTAGCGGGCTATTATTTTAAATCAGGCCGGTAAGGTTTTGCCTTCCAGCGAAACGATGTACTCAAAAAACTTATCCCGATGAACCCGCTTCGATTTCCCGAGAGTAACTGTCGGGCAATCAGGTCTTTGAAGAATTTCATAGGCTTTTGTCTTCGAAACCTGCAAAGCATCCATAATGTCTGAGGCTTTTAAATACAAAGGATAAGCTTGGAAATAATTGTTCATGATGTTTTTCTCCTTTCTTCATTAGAACCACACGATTCGTGCGGTTTAGTGTCAAAAAAAATGGCTTCAACTGAAACCTTATAATAGTTTGCTATTCTTACCTTGATATCGTCTCGGGGAATTCGTTGTCCATTTTCGTACATTTGCAGGGCCGATAAACTTATTCCTACCTCTTTTGCTACTTCGTAACGAGGTTTCTTAGACCTCAACTTGAGCAACTTTTCCGCAATCGTTTCTTTAGTCAAGTTCTCACCTCCAAATAACCACGTATCGTGTTCCTTGATAACAATATATACCACAAAACGTGTGAAGTCAACACGAATCGTGCGATTAATTTCACACGTAACGTGTTATTATGATTATTGGGTGATGAAATGTCCAAATTTGGTTTAAGACTAAGAGAGCTGCGAAAAAAAGCAGGACTAACACAAGCTGATTTAGCAGGAAAATTTAACATTAGTGAAAGTTCTGTTGGCATGTATGAAAGAGGAGAAAGAGAACCATCACTAGAACTTTTAAATAGGTTCAGCGAATTTTTTAAAGTTAAAGTAGATTATTTAACCGGTCGTGAATCATCCTCGATAGAAGATGATAAAGATTTTTTAGAAATATTAAACGATCCTGAAGTGAATGTATTTTTTAAAGATTTTGCCTCTGCACCAAAGGAAAGAACAAAAGAAATGTTGAAATATTGGCGGTATCTGAAAAATGAAGAGAAGGATAGAAAGCCTGGAGACAAACAAGGTGAGTAGCTTCACCTACAGGCTTTTCTTTTTTCACCAAAAAGCGAACATACATTCTATTTACTCGACATCGGGGGTGTTGTCTTATGGAAAATTCCGCTTATCAAAAAACCTATTTAGAGATATGGATTGA